GCGTGGCATCGGCGAGGCGCTGCGCGGTGTCAATCTGGAACAGCGCGTCGGCAAGTCGATCAATCCATCCGGCACGGCGCAGGCCCTGCGCGGATCGCCGTCGGTGACGATGGCCGAAGTGCAGTCAAAGCTGTATCAGACCCAGATTGGCCGTGTCAGCCCGGCTTACGTCATCCTGCATCTGGCGCAGAAGGTTGCGCGTGGCGCGGTCAGCAAACAGAGCGCCCGGGCGTATGAACGGTTGCTCGACGAGGCGCTGTTGAACCCGCGTATTGCCGCCGGACTGCTGATGGAGAACAACCCCGCCAATCGCGCCGCGTTGGCCCGCTCCGCGAAGGGCTGGCTCGGCAATGAAGCCGCTTCGTTTGGCCGATTGCTGAACGACGATGAAGACGAGGATACGCGCGCAATAATGGGTGATCGCTGATGGCAAATTGGGCGAATGTCGATCGTCTCGGAAATCCCGCCGATCCGAACTGGCAGCGGGACAATCTGACCTGGATCGAGCCAGTGCCGGGGCAGCGCTGGCAGGTCTACAAACCGGCCGCCGAAGCGTTCAACGGTCTTCTCGGCGATCTGATCGCGCAGGGCTACAAGCCGACGTCGAGCGGCGGGTTCAACTACCGCAACATTCGCGGCGGCAACAAGCTGAGCCAGCACGCCTTCGGAACGGCGATCGACATCAACGCCGGCACCAATCCGATGCTGGGCCGGGGCGATGCGGTTGTCACCGATCTGCCCGCCAATACGGCCGAGCTTGCGAAGAAATACGGGCTGGAGTGGGGCGGTACGTGGGCGCGCCCGGACGCCATGCACTTCGAATACGTCGGTAACGGCGAAGCGGGTCCGGCCTCTCTGGGCGATGTCGTGGTGGCGAAGAACGCGCCGCGCGCTCAGCCCGCAGCGGTATCCGGTCAGCCACAGCCCGTTCCGCAAGCCGCGCCGCAAGTGGCGTCCACCGGGTCGCTGTTCGGCGATGTCGTCGCGCCTACCGCAGCGCCGGATTTCGGATCAGTGGTTGCGGCGTTTCTGCAGAACCGTCAGCGTCGGGACGAACAGGAAGCGACGGAACAGGCCCGTCGTAACGCGCTATTCAGTCAGAACCCGTTCGGATGATTTTCATCGAACCACTTCTTGACGCTCGGATCGATCCAGTCACGTGTCGCCCAGATGAAAAACAAAGATGTAGCTCCGAAACCGAAAAGGAGCCCGATGATTAAACTTGTTAGATCAAGAATCATTTATTTCTGCCCCACCAGATGAAATAAACGATAAACACAGGGCCGAACAGCACAACGGCCATTATTAGATCGCGCGTAACGTCGTTCATGCGTCTATCCTCGCCTCGATTGATTTCGCCACGACCGGACGGTCAGCGCCCGGCAACAAATGGCCGAAGAAATACCAGAACAACAGAATCGGGATGCCGACCGACAAAGTGCCTCGGATCATGCCCCAGAACGCACCCTTGACGATTTCCCAGTTGCTGACATCGTTGATGCGGTGCGGATGGGTCATTTTGCAGCGAGCCTCCGGCGCTCATCAAGCCGACTGAACTGACCGTACAGAATCATCATGTGGTCGGACCCTCCCAGCCCTAGCTTAGGGTATATGAAATCAGATAGTTTCTTAGAATGAGCTGCAGTCATTACCAATGTGACGAATGATTCACAGTCGTTTAACGCAACAGTGCACATAGCCGTAAGCTCATCGGGGGAGTAGCTTTGCAGTTCTTTAACCGCAGCTTGCCAATCTTTTCTGACATCATTTTTCACGTTGTCATCTCCAATGTTCCGTTGCTGATCTTGTCGACTGCGCCCTGCAGATCGCCCGGCGCGTATTTCGCATAGGTCCGTTCGACCACCGTAACACTGTTTCCCAGCACCTTGGCAATCAGAAACAATGACACGCCTCGACGCGCCATATGCGTCGCTGCGGTATGCCGCAGGACATGCGGGCTGACCCCCGTGGCGGCCGGCTTCTTGCCCGAGCGCAGCACTTGCTTCGGCGCCAGACCGGCCTCGATCGCGATATGCTGCAGCGTCGTCCAGATCGGGGCCTTCGTGTCCAGAACCAGATCGCCGTCGCGCTCGTCGTAGGCGCGCAGCAGAATAGGCCGCAGAGCCTTCGACATCGGGACTTCGGCGCGGCGTTTCTTCGTCTTCTTCCGCCCCGGGACGTTGAGCGAGATCATGCCCGTTTCGAAATCAACGCGATCCCATGTCAGATCCAGAAGGGCTTGCACGCGCCCGGCGGTTTCCAGCGCCAGCCACAGAAAGCGTTCGCCGCGCGAGAGCCGATCACCTTTGCTGAGACGGCGCGCAGCGGCGAACAGCTTCACGATCTCGTCGGTCTTCAGCCACCGGTCACGCGGATCGCCTTTCTCGGGAAGATCGAAGCGCGTCTTCTGGTTTGGTGGCAAAATGCCGCGGCGCGGATCGGCGCAGTAGTTTAGCGCCGCCAAGAGGTACGACAGTTCCTTCGCCGCGGTTTGGGGCAGCACAGCGCGCCCCAACTTGCCGGACGTACGATCGTCAACGTAGCAGTCAATATGCGACTGTCGAAGACCCGTCGCCAACAAAGAGCCGAAGAACGGGTCGAGTTGACGCCACGCAGCGTTCGCGGCGACCTCACCGATACCTTTATGCTTCGACGCATAATATGGCCAAAGATCACGAATTTTCACGTTTGGACGCGATAATTCGGAACGATCAACACCGTCCTTTTTGTTGAGCCAGTCCGACAAGAAGGCCGCCGCTTTGGCCTGGTCGGTGGTGCGGGCGCTGACGCGCTTACCGATCCGGTTGACGGTCCAGTGCACGTACCAGACGCCGCTGTCGGCCTGTTTGAGATAGGGGGCGTTGGCCATCAGAAGGTTTCCTTCTTGACGAAGAGATACTTGCCGTCACCAGCAATCTTCACGTCAACGAATCGTTCGTTCCATCGGGGCTCGCTGTGATGGCTCCACGATATCTGTTCGTACCCGGCCTTTTTCAGATCGCGAAATTCTTTGCGGACGCGCAACACGTCACGAGTAAATTGCGTCAGTTTCACAATCGTTTCTCCTGTTAATTGCGTATGTCGTTTTTACCGCATCCAGACAGTTTGTCAAATACATTTTGTCTATTGACGCGGATTTTACAAAGTGTATGTTGAACGCAAATCAACTGGAGAAACGGAAATGCAAATCGGGCAACACGTCGTTTACGTCGGGAAAGTGAAGAATTTTCGCGTCTGTGCGCCGCTCGTCAAAGGCAAAGTTTACACCGTGAGATCAATGTTTACGGCCAAGGATGGCGTGCCTTGCATTCGCGTGGCCGAAGTAGTTAACGCCACGGGGCGGAGCGGAGTCGAGAAGGGCTACATGCGTAAATCATTCCGCCCGCTCGACACGAAACGACTGGACCAGTTTCGTCAGTTCCTCGCCGACAAACCCGTAAAGGCCGATGCCTGATGTTCGACACCAAACGCTTTCTCAAAGACAACTTCCGCACCCCGCCCGAGACCGCGGCGTTGTTGCGGTCCTACTGCATCGACGCGCCCAGCGACGGCACGATCCAGCAATGGTTCACCCGCGCCAGCATCCCGTCGACCTGGTTTCCCATTCTATTGACCGTTCTGGAACTGCACAAAGGCCAGCCCGTGTCGATCGTTGAATATATGGAGGGGTGAACGATGAAAACCTTCTCGCTCGAATCCGAAGCGTATGTCTTCTGGGCCGCCGTTTCCGATTTCCGTCGTGATGTTCGGCTCGGGTTGCCGACGTATTCCGTCTTCACCGAAGACATGAACGTCATCCACGAAATGTCGGAGTATCCGCAGATCAAGATGCGCTGCATCGACGCGCTGATCGCGATGAACGTCCGCGCCAGCCAGGGGTTGTTGGCGTGATCGAGATCTATCTGGCCGGTGAACCGATCGGCAAAGGCAGACCGCGCTTCGTCAAGGCCACGGGTCGGGCGTTCACGCCGGAACGAACGGTGCGCTTTGAAGACCGTCTGTCATTGGCCGCCCAGAACGCGATGAACGGTCGGCCTTTGTTGGAAGGGCCGTTGCTCATGTCGATGGTGGTCGTCAAAAGCATTCCGAAATCGTGGCCGAAGAAGCGACAAGAAGCCGCGCGACGAGGGGAAGAGAAGCCGACCGTTAAACCCGATTGGGACAACCACGGAAAGGTCTGTGACGCGCTAAATCTCGTCGTATGGGCGGATGACGCCCAGATCGTTCAAGGCGACGTCACGAAGATATACGGCGATACGCCGTGTACGTTGATACGTGTCGCTCCGCATCACGGCAGATTAATGCCGCCTACGTGGGCGGTCGTGTACTTTGGTAAACAACAAAGCGAAGGGGCATTCGAATGAAATGGTGGACAAGTCCGTATCGCTACATAAACATGCGAATCGAAGATACGTTATCGCACGTCGATCTCGCGACAGCCTATCCCATCAACGACCGTATCGGTTTCACGCTGACCGTCGCGGGCAAACCGCAGAAGTTCGAAATGACACGTTCAGCAGCGGCCCATTTTGCCGGACGGATTGCGGAGGCTTTGGCGAAATGAGCGCCCATAACGATCCCTCATACTCTGAATGGTCTACTCGAATGTACGATCTTGCTGATAAATTAGCCGAGCTTGACGGCTTTGACCCCCATGACGGGTACGTAAATCCTGACGGAAGCGTGACTATTTGTGGCAATCTCGGCCCGTTTACCTATCGAGAATTTTATCTCGTTGAAGCGTCTTTTTCTATCGGGGCGCCCTATAAAAACTCTTGACAAAACGTATGCCGTAATTAAAAGTCAACGTCAGAAACAGTCGAAACAGTAGGGCCGGAGAGCCATGATACCGAAGCCGCATCAGCTGGAAGGCGCGAAATTCTTGGCGGAGCGCAAATATGCGCTCCTAGCGGACTTGCCAAGGGTTGGGAAAACCGGCTCGTCTATCATGGCTGCGGATTACGTCGCTGCCGAGAACATTCTGGTCGTGACGACTGCCTCCGGACGTGGAGTGTGGAAGGCCGGTTTTCCCGCATGGTCGGCCTTCCCGCGCAAGATCCAGGTTCTGACAGGTTCCGAACGTCTGCGGCCCGACACGAACGTCGCGATCGTCGGCTGGGGCGCGTTGACGCAGAACGCTCGCATGGCCGAACTGCTGAGCCGCCAGTGGGATCTGATCATCCCCGATGAAGCGCACAACGCCAAGAACTTCGAGGCGAAGCGAACGCAGGCTTTATTCGGGGAACTGCCATTGCCGAACGCCTTCGTTGCTCCTCTCAATCGAGGCAAGGCTTTGAGCGCAAAGGCTGAAAGATGCTGGCTTCTGACGGGAACTCCGCTACCGAACTCCCCCGCCGATGCGTATCCAATGCTGCGGACGCTTTGGCCGGAACGGCTCACCACGCAATACGGCCCGACCGACGTGACGAAGCAGGCCGACTTCATCGAACGGTACTGCAAGATGCGCCCGATGAAGATCGGTCACGGTTGGGCCGCGCGCACGATCCGGGTCTTCGTCGAAGGCCGCAATCTGGACGAATTGAATGCCCGCATGCAAGGCGTCTATTTGCAGCGTACGCAAAAGGACGTCGGCATCATCGAACCGGAATACGAAACGATGCCGCTGATCAGCCCGAAGGCGTTGCCGCCTGAGCTTCGCGAGGTCCGCCACGCCAAAGACATCTTGGCGGCCGCGCAGGCCGGAGACGGCAAGCGTCTGGAAATCCACATGGGTCCGCTGCGCCGTATCACCGGCATGTTGAAGGCCGAATTGGTCGCTGACGCGGTCAGGGAAGAACTGGACGCGGGTCTCGACAAGATCGTGCTGGCATACTGGCACACCGATGTCGGCGCCGCGCTGATGGAGAAGTTGCAGAAATACGGCGTCACCGGCATTGATGGCTCGACGCCCGGCAAGGCCCGCACCGTCAACGAACAGCGGTTCTTGCGCGATCCGAAGTGCCGAGTTTTTCTGGCGCAGATCCAGGCCGCCGGTGAAGCGATCGACTTGTCGTCAGCACGGAACCTCATTTTTGTGGAAGCCTCGATGGTGCCGAAGGACATGGCCCAGATGGCGTTCCGCGTGACAAATCACGGTCAGAAAAACCGGCCTCTCGTCCGCGTGGCGACGCTGGAAGGATCGATCGATGATGCCCTGCAGAATATCCTCCTGAGAAAATGGACGGCTATTCGGCAGGTTCTGAAGTAACAACCAACGGAGAAACAGATGGCAATCCGAATTGAAATTTACACGATGCCGGACGCAGGTCCGGAGAAAGATCAAATCGATCAGTCGATGGAGGCTATCGGCTTCCACCGCACTCTGCCGGGGCAGATTCAGGCGTCTTTTAGTCGAGGTCTCGTCGGCGCTTCAATGCTTGGGCTTGCAGCGCAGTCCAACACCAAGATCGCCGAACAGGAAGTCGCGGCAGCAACGGTTCGCGCCGATCCTCGTATGATGGCCGGTTCCTCAGAGGACAACCGGATTGAAGAGCCGAAGCGCGAACGCGGCAAGCCCTCGCCGGGCAAGGCGCGCCGGACGAAAGAAGAAATTGCCGAAGACGAAGCGGCCGACAAGGCCGACGCGGAGAACATCGTCGATGAAAGCGGCGCAAGCTCCGGCATGTCGATATCGTCCGGCGAAGAACGTATCAGCCCCGAAGACGAGGCCGACGCAGCGCAAGACGCTGCCGACGAGGCCGCAGAAACGGAACGCAATGGCGGTCTGGTCCCGCGCGAACGGCTTCGCAAGGCGCTCGGTTCTCTCGGCATCAAGGCCGGCGTCGAAGCCGTCAAGCCGGGCGGTCTGATCGGTATGACCATCGACCAGGTGCCGGAAGACCGAATTGAGGACATGATTGCCCGCATCGAAGGCGCAAAGTCCGGTATTCCTGCGGAGGCGAAGGCAGAAGAACCGGCGCCGAAGACGGCTACGCGCGACGATCTGATGCAGGCCATGCTGGATTACGCCGAAGTCTTCGACGGCACGCGCAACCCGGCGGATGCCAAGCTGGCCCAGGTAGACGCCGGCAAGGTGTTCGAACTGATCTTCGGCGAAGGCGTGACGAAATTGTCGGCGGTTCCGGCTGATGGCTACGACAAGGCCATTGCGGGCATCCGCGAGGCGATCGAGAAGAACCCCTTCAAGCGTGAAAGGAAGGGCTGATGGCTTTGTTCACAAAATCGAAACGCTGGATAATCGAAGGATTGAAATACAACCCTTCGGAAATGCAGATTGAACTGCGACCAGATAAGAAAAGGGTAGTTCTGCATTGGGGCGACCGCGAAATCTGGATTGATTGCGCGGACGTGAAAGTCGTCTGCGAAGCGATGACCGAAGCAGTCACCGAAGCAAAACTCACCATGGTGGTCGAAGATGACGAGATCCCATTCTGATCGATCGCACGCTTCCTGGAGCGCATCCGCCACGGCGCGGCGGGTGCATTGCAAGGGCTCGCTGGTCATGGAGGCGCAGTCTCCATACGACAAGGAAAGCCCCGACGCAGCGCGCGGCACGGCCGGTCACGAAATTGCCGAGAAGTGCCTGCGCACCGGTGAAAACACGATGGATTATCTCGACATCGTCGTTCACACCAAGTCGCACCAGATAACCGTCGACGAAGAAATCGCCAATTCGGCCCAAGTCTACGTCGATTATGTCCGCGAACGTCTTGAGAAATACAAGGCCGAAACGGGTGATGAAGCGATCCTGATGATCGAGCAGCGGTTTGATTTGTCGCCGCTTGGAACGCCGTTCGACGCCGGCGGCACGGGTGACGCCGTGATCTATTTCCCGCTCTGGAAAGAGTTGGAAATCGTCGACTTCAAGAACGGCCGTGGCGGGGTCTCGGAAAAGAAGAACCCGCAGCTGCGCACCTATGGCACGGGCGCGCTGCTGGCGAACGAAGATCGAGAAGTCGAATGGGTCCGCTCGACGATCGTTCAGCCTCGCTTGCTGGGTTCCTGTCCGGTTCGCGACGAACGCATCCACGTCTCGGAACTGATCGAATGGACCGCCGAATTGTTGGCCGATATGGGCCGGGCGAAACAGGCCGAAGAAGCCTACTACGCAAGCGTCAACAATTCGGTGCTGTTCGATGAATGGGTCGATCGGTGGCTGACGCCGGGGAAATGCACGTTCTGCCGCAGGGAAGGCGATTGCCCGAAACTGCGCAAGATTAGGCTGGAACAGGCGTCGGTCTTCTTTGAACCCGACACGGGCAAAGCGGAGATCCGCAATCAACCGGGTGATATGTCGCCCGAACTGATCGCCCAGACGCTCGATCTCCTGCCGGATATCGAAGCGTGGATCAAGGCGGTACGGGCGCACGCACATAACGTCGCCGAGGCCGGCACGGACATTCCGGGCTACCAGCTTTCCGAGAAAATCGGGAACCGGAAATGGAACGACGAGAACGCAGCCATTGCTGCGCTCCGTGAAGCAGGAATTGACGAAGACAAGGTCTACGTCAAGAAACCCGTCAGCCCCGCCCAGGCGGACAAGCTGCTGGGAGCGAAACGGAAGGACATTATCGCGCCTTTCGTCATCAGAGAAGTGACGGGAACGAATCTCGTTTCCGTAGAAGCAACCACTCGGCCACCGGCAAAGTCCAAAGCCGAACAATTCATCGAAACGGAGTAACAGATTATGGCTAAATCCAGCTTTGCACGTTCTGCGGATTTCAAGACGCCCGACGGCGTTCTGTCGTTCGCACAGTCGCTCTTTAAGGCTCGCTCGCAGTCCAACGGGAAGCCGAAGTTCGGCTGCACGCTGATCTTCCCGAACGAAATGCGCACCGCCAAGGTCTGCATGATCAAGGACGACAGCGGCAGCATGGTCAAGAAGTCGTTGGAACAGATCGTCGGCGACGTCATCCTGGCGCAATGGGGCGAAAAAGGCATCGAGCGCGCCAAGAAGGGCCTGATCAAGTCGCCTTTCCTATCGGGTGACGGCAAGGAAGCCCGCAACAAGGAAACCGGCGAACTGCATCCCGGCATGGGCGAAGGTGTGTTCTTCATCCGCACGACGGCCAATGAAGATCGCCGTCCGCAGATCTCGTCAACCGTAGCGGCCATGGTGCCGGCAACGGAAGAAGAGGTCTATTCTGGCTGCAAGGGCTTCGCCGTCATCAACGCCTTTACCTGGCACAACGACGAGAATGGCGATGGCGTGTCCTTCGGCATCAACATGTTCTTCAAACGTGAAGACGGCGAACGTCTCGGTGGCAGCGGCGGTTCGTCGCCGGATGCCTGGACGGAAAC